GTGTCTTCTAAAATAGCGGTGTAGTCCAACTTGAACTTATGTTCAACATCATTAACAAACGGAATCTTAGGTTTAATCTTTTCAGTGGTAATGTCAACAGTGGCGTTTACGTTATCACTAGCTAAGCCTAAGTAAGCATACACTCTTTTACCTAACGAGTCGTTGATAAATTTTACTTCTTTCTTGGTATTATCAAGGTTTACGACCCTATCGACCTCATAGTCTCCTGGTGTGTCTGTAGGTGTATTTATCACGACTACTCTGAATCGGTTGTTGATTCCGCTCTTTATACTTATTGTAACATTCTGATAAGGTTCTATATCTGTAAAATAGGTTGCCGTACCAGCCGTTGAATCTGTTACTCGAAGGTATACTTTCCCATCTTCAGGAGTATATACGCTTATTCCTGTTGTCAGTGTCGAATCTAATGCTTTTTTTTCGCTTGTTAGGAAAGTTGTATCTTCAGGCGATACGCTTTCTGTTAAATCAAATGGTATGTCACTTTTAATTTTTGTTACCTGTTTGACAATGGGTTTTAGTATGGTGTTCAGCGTGTTTGCGGAATAGATAACCACTTCGACACCGTTGGTATTAAAAAACTCCACTCTTTTTTTGGTATCGTCGCTATTGATGATTCTGCTTGGAACGACTAGTTTATTTTCATATAAGTCAGTCAATACCGCTATTTTAAAGCGATTTGCTTCACTAAAGTTTTCGATAGAAACATATGAGTTTGATTTTAAAGGGAACTTGTACGTTGTTACTGGAACTGTGACGGGCCCAACCCACCAAACGTCCTCATGAAAGTAGACCTCTGATTGAATTTGTGTACCTTGAATCAACTCATAATCAACAAAATTAGTATTAAAAACAGACACCGCTTCGTGTTTCATATTCTCGTTACCTACTGCCTGTTCCCCGACAACTGCCACACTTCCTCCAGTCATAGCCGTTTTGACATCTTGAGACAGCATACCCATGGTGACCTGGCTCGCTCCGCCTTTGTCAACTTTATTTGATGACAATCCAGATACTTGTTGATTTGTATTTGCCAAAGCTGTTTTATCCGCTTTAGTACTGCCAAGACTGTCAATATCGGTCCGAAACTTGTTGGCATCTGCTAAAACGGCAACCAACGCGCTGAATTGTTGGCTCTCGATTAATGCGCTAAATGCACCATTAACAGCTTGCACCGTAATTTCAAACGTTTTGAGCGTGGTAGTTTGTCCGTTATAGAGCACTTGCAACGTCATCTCAACTTTACCTGCTGTCAGCATGTGACTTGGGTAAGTTAGCCTTAAAATGCTATTGTCTACATCAATCAAATCAAATGCGCTCATGTCCGTTATGCCACTTGCCTCATTCGTCCACACGGCTGTCATACCTAAGCCAGGCAATGCACCTACGACGCCATTATTCGTTATTTGTACGGTTAGCGTACGTCCATTGACGTCACCAACCGATACAAACTTTTTGGGTATAAAGGTATTGCCGTCTGCGTGGTCAATGACTAAGTCCACGTCTTTAAATTTGTCTAAATCCACTTAAAATCCCCCTTTAAAAATTGATTACATCTCTTGGATTGATACGATTCCACTCGCTGCCTTGCCACACTTCAAAATGTAGGTGTATTCCTGTTGCTAAGCCTGTCATGCCGCAGATTCCTAAGACTGTATCTGTCGTCACGCTATCGCCTGTTTTAACGTTTATACTTGCTAAATGTCCATAATACGTCCAATAATTGTCGCTATGCTTGATGACGATGTAATTACCGCCTGTTTCATGATTGTAAACAACTTGCGACACAGTACCGCTTCTTGCTGCGTAAATGCTTGGTGACCGTCCACCTGTTGGTGCTAAGTCAATACCGCCATGTATTGTGCCAGTACCGTAACCAATCTGATCCCATTCTTGCGTGACGTTGTATGCTGCATCATGCAACGGATTTATCCAATCTTTTTTTGTAATCTCGACACCGCGAAATAAGTCATACCAGTTTTGCGCATAATCTGAACGAATTGGATGCGTGCTTGCTGGACGTTCGAAATTACGTTCAAAGACCGTTGCCGCTGTTCTAGCATCCGTCATGGCTTTGTAGCCTTCGACCGTTGTTGGATTAATAACGCCAATCCATTGACCGTTTTTCATCGTCCAATTGACGACTTTCATTTGTACAACCATGTCACGATAATCGCCGCCAACGCCTGAAGCATTGTGAAGTCGTTGGAAATACTCACGTCCATTGTTTGTCGGTGAGCCAATTAATGGATAAGCTGAACCATCAAATTGTACTGCACCGTAAGCCGGTCCATTTACTTGTTCGGTATCGGGATTCATGCTATCTCCGACTTCGCCATTGATGTTTCCTAAAATCCCTGCTGCTGCACTTTCTGAATAACCCAACAATCTCAATGTAACCCATGCCTGCCATGCAAACTTTTGTGCTTGCGTGAGGACTACGCTTGGATAGTCGCCACTCCATCCGCCACCACCCGAACTAGCGCCACCTGAGCCAGAAATTTCAATACCATTTACACGCAACGTACCGTAGATGTTTACATCGCCTATATGTAACGTTGTACCATTACCCAACATGATAAATCCTTTTCCCTCTGTTGGTGATAGCAAAATGTTTCTTGATGGTCCTTGCGTCTTGATAACGAGTGACGTATCTTCGAGTGGCTGTGCAGATTGTCCGTCGGGAAATGGATTTCCGTCGCTATCAGTCGTACCGATTGTTCCGATGGATTGTCCTTGACTATTCCAAAATTCCAAGCCTTTTTTGTTTAAAGTCATGATTTTTTTACTATTGTTCCACGCTTCGATTGCACCAGCTACCATTTTTAGCTGGTCGCCAACCGCATTAAATGACGTTTCAAAAACTTCTGCATTGATAGTTCCGACTTTGATAAAATCAGCTACTATCTCACCTTTTGATGTAATTGCTACGCCAAACGGCCCATTTACACCATTATCCGAGTAACCCAAACCATTGAGATTCCAACGCCACACACGCTTGGCGCTTGCAACGTCTGGTGTGTCCATGATTAGGATTTCGCTTGGCGCTTTCTCCGGACGAAAAACAACGTGACCACCAGAATTACCAGTGATCCACGCTGTTGCGTTTAAAATATTCGTGACGAGCGTTTCTGTGCGATTATCAATTTTCTTTTTGAGTTCTACCTCAGACGAGTTGATTTGCGTTGTGTACATAGATAAATCATTTCCCAAAACCAACTCTTTGTATTTTCCAAGCGTTGGGAAATAGGTATACTCTACGACACGTTCTGCAATGTCAATATCTAACAAAGGTACATACACATGAGCAACGTCACCAAAACGCAATTGTGATATCTTTCCCCACAAGTCGATATATTCTAACGTATGCTCCAAATGTACCATTGAGACTGTATGTGTAACTTTTGGTTCGTGGACTTTGTCATTGTCAAATTTGGTTTGACCCCATTTTTTTAAATCTGCAACGGTTTTGCAATCGGAATTTTCGTATTTTCCAATTCGCCGATTTTCATTCGTTACGCCGTCAATTTCCAGATATTTAAATGTGATCGGCTCTTTGTCGTCGTCATAGTCATTATCAGGTACGCCGCCAACCAAAAAAAGGCTGTTAACGATTGATTCCTCGTCAACTTCCTCCTCGATTGCTTCTAAATTGTAACCAAACTCAATTCTAAATCCGTTGTCTTGCCCTATTTGCTTGACCAACTTTATGTCGTAATTGTCCATGTCCAGTTCGCCATTCGTTACACTGACAAGATTTTGATTTCCACCATTTGAGCCAATCAAAGCATCAATTGGCGATACTTGTTTTGCAGTAAATTGGTGCGTTGTCGGTACGTTAGACAAGTACATAAATGGTTGCGGAAATGCTAGATTGTTTTGCAAATCTGACATAATCCTTGTACCGTTCCCACTACTCGTAAATGAGTAATCAATAAAATTTTTAGTTGCCATAAAACCAATATGACGTGCAGTAACTGCAATGCCTGACATATTTTTCTTGGCGTTAAAAATCTCAAAGTATTGATAGCTCCCATCGTCAACTTGGGCCTTTACAAAATTACCTTTTTTGAGGTAATTGACAAATTGCCCATCACGTTTGTAGTTTCCATAAAAACGATACTGACCATTTAGCACTCGATTAACTTCTGGCGTGTCTAGCCAGTCAATCAACGATGCCCCGTTAGTTGATAAATCATCTGGTAAATTTTTGTACGCATAAATAAAATTCATAGATACACGCTCCTTCGCAAAAATTCTACGTTGGATACATTGTTGCTAGTGGTCAAAACGTTATCACCTGGTAAAACTAGCAACCAATCGCCTTTTGTTAATGGTTGGTTATTGCTTTGGTAAGCTAATCCTAAGTCGCAATCAACAAACAAGACATCTGAGAGCGTGTTGAGCACACGCAATTCTTGCCCGTTGAGGTTAAAAACGACATCGCCACCGCTTGATTGCAATTTGATAAACGGTCTTGCTACCTCGTCGCCTGGATCATGAAATTTCAACTGGCCACCATTAAAAATTATCGGCTGTTCGCTGATTCTTTTTTTGAGTGGTTGGCATCTAAACGTCACTTCAAATGAGTAAAACACGCCCCATTCATTCGCAAATTTTGTTTCGCTACTCATATTTGCGACAGCATCATAATACTTGTCTGGATCGTTGTGTGTAATCAACTTATCTTTGCCAGTTAGCCACTGTTTTACTTCACGCAATCTTTCGTAAGGGATTGTTATGTTTTCGATTTTATAATCAAACGCTTCGTAATCATCAAACGTTTCATTTAGTTCACCGTTTCGGCCCTCAATGACATATGTTTCATATCGCTTATTAGGAGAGATTTCCGGCAATTCTGTTTCGATAATGCAATCTAAATCAACGAGTGCATTTTTATTTTTCCAAATAAAATTTGGTTCATCTGATTCAAAAAAATTAATTGACACGTTATCCCTCCTAACTAAAAGCCGATGCCATTTTAGCGGCTTTGGCAAATTTACGATTTAACTTATCTAATTCACTTGGATTATTTGCATCTACATTGCCAATCGTAATATGTTGTTGAACGGTCGTGTTTCCTTTGACTTTCCCACTAATTCCGTTGCGTTTTTCTTCGTCCGACAATGGTGTGACAGTCGTTTTTCCACGATTGACAGATAACAATTCGGGACCCGCTTCACCGACGATTGCTTGGCCATTTAAAACGTGTCCTCCTGTTGCAAGATAAGGTATCTTAGCAATATTTATTCCTTTACCGCCAACGATTGGTATGCCTTTTGGTATCTTGATTCGATTGGCCAAACCGATAAATTGGTTAATCATACCGATTAGCCAATTGATCGACGTTTTTACAGCATCGCCAATCGCATTAAACGTTCCGACAAAAATATCTTTCAGAAAACCTAAAATAGCATTTACGCCATCTCTAAACCATTCGATTTTTTTATAAGCCATAACAAAAGCAGCAATCAATAATGCAATGCCTGCGATAACCAAGACGAATGGATTGGCTGCGAGTAAAGTGGTCATTCCTGTCCACACCATCTGTAAAGTGCGTATACCTCCTGCTATTTTGGTTATAGAGCTCATTAATGTTCCTAAAACAACTAAAACAGGACCAACCACTGCTGCAACACCAGCAATGGTAATAATCCAGTTTTTGGTTCCTTGATCGAGCGAATCCCACCATGACTTAAAAGATTTTAGCGCGTCAATAGCCATCTCAAAAAAAGGCAATAAGCTTATTTGAATAGACTCACCAACATCCGCCAAAGCTAATTTGGCATTGTTCATCGCTTGGTTAGACTTATCAATTGGATCTAGCGTAGCTTCAAACGTTTCGCCAACAGCGCCATTACTTTCACTAGCTATTTTTGCCAAGTCTTCTAGGTTTAACGTTCCTCTTCGAATCGCATCTGCCATTCTTGGACCACCTTTGGTACCAAAAATTTCAGCTGCGGCATTAATTGCTTCTGCCTCTGAACTAGCATTCTTAATCTTGTCTTGAAGTTCGCCTAAACCTTCAGACAGAGATTTTCCATCTTTAGCATAGGCAACGGTAGCTTTCGATAAACTACTTAATGCCGCCCCCGAATCAACACCAGATTGTTCAAATTTCCCCATCAGGGTCACACCTTCACCAAAGCTCAACCCAAGTTGTTTAATTTGTGGTGCTCCATCTATTGCTTTTTGCATCAAGTCATCTACCGATTGCCCGGTGTCTTGGGCTGTTTTTGTAGTCACATCCAAAACACTATTTAAATCAGTATATTTAAGTCCATAGGCTTCAATTGCTTGACGAGCTGAGATTGCAGATTGAGAAACATCTGTATCATTGATTTCAGCATATTGCAGTAGATAGTTTGTCGAGTCTTCAAGCTGTTTATCCATAAAACCAAATTGAGTATTGACTTCTCCTATGGCCTCCCCAACTGTTTGGAGCGGTAAATGAGTGTTAGAACCGACATTTTCAAAAGATTGTGCTAATTTATCAGCTTTATCTCCGGTTGCACCAGTTTTTGTGGTAATTGTATCCAATGCCTCATCTACTTCGCTAAAAGCAGCTAGCCCTGCCGCTCCTGCTGCTACAATCGGAGCTGTAACGCCGACTGACATTTTTTTGCCAACTCCGCTTACCTTTTCGCCAGCTTCTTCAATTTTTTGTAACTTTTTGGCTGTATCAATAGATAAATCGCCTTGCTCTTTTAAAGCATCGTTGGTTTGCTCAAGCGCTGATTTCAGCTTGTTTTGTCCTGTTTCAGACTCAAGCATTTTTTTGTAAAGATTTTCCGACTCTTTGGAATATTTTCCTGTTTCCTCGACAGATTTTTCGTATTGATCACGCAACATTTTTGTCCGTTTTTCTGACAGTTCCAATTGTTTTTCTAATTTTTGTTTCATCGCAGTCAATTTTTCGGTCGCGGTTGCGTCTTTATCCATTGCAGACACTTGGTTTTTGTACTCGGTAGCGGCTAAATTCATTTCTCGATTGATTTCTTTTATGGTTTTAGCGTAGCTTACTTCACCGTTTGTCTTAAAATTTAAGACTGTATCTGCTTCTTTTACCACTGCCATAGTAGCGCTCCTTTCCTACCACCAAGGACTCTTGTCCATCGTAATTGTTTCCGGTGCCTCAAACTCAGTATTACTTTCCAGCCACTGGATGTAAGATTTTAGCCACAAACTAGGAGTTGCTCTCAAAAAAAATTCCTCACTCCAATTTAGTAGAGTGAGGGAAACGAATAGATAAAAGCTCCAAGGCGTTCCTACCTCTTTTGCTTCTTTCTTTTTCTTTTTATCTGAGGAGTTTGATAATCTTGCGGCTTCTTCGATTTTTTTATGTCATCAACCTGAAATGCCTGCGCTGAAAAAATTTCCATGCAAGCACCGTATGCCTTCAACACATCACCGTTCATACCTAAAAATTTGAAGATTGTTTGTGGCTCTTCTTCCAATCCACCTGTCCGTAACATGCCATAAATCAATGAACGCATGATTTTTAAATCAGATGGAGTAAGATTTTTTGAATTGATTTCACCTTTGCTGGACACAAGCATTTTATTCATGTCAGCTTCAAAAACTGAGTAGTCCCCATCATAAATGTCAGCAATGTATTCCATTGTTTCCATTGTAAAAACGACTGGAAACTCGTGGCCTTTTATAACTATTTTAGTGGAATTTACTAGGTCATCAACGATGATTCCATAATCTGATAATCGAGCCATTAGTTACCACCTGCTGTCGCCAATGTTGCCCATTGTGTCTCATCGTAAACTGGTTGTGCAATAAATTTTTCGAATAGTTCCAAGCTTCCGTCTTGTCGGTTCGAGTCGAAGCTGACGTACATCACGTTGTTGTAATTTAATCCTGTTGCAACTAAATTCGCGGTTACGTCATCGATTTTTGTTTCTCCTTCTTCCGTCACATATTCTTCATCAATTACATTTGACAATTGGGTCTTAGGATACCAGACAGCTTTCCGTCCACCGTTTTCGATTTTACCGATAAAGCCAAACGCAAAAAACGGAAATTCTCTTGCTATATTTTTTGCAAACGTAACACCATTGCTTGCAAGCAACCCTTTCATTTCGTCCATAACTTCAATTGGGATACCTACATTATCCAAGCCAATTTCATGCTTTGTTTCTCTTGAAACACGACGAAACATCTTGCTTGATGCCCATTTTTCCAATGTTGTTCCGTTTCCTTTAACAGATAGCTTTGTTGCGATTGGCAGCCGGACAATTTCGCCGTACTCAGGTGCTTGTGTTACGCTGTCTGTTGATTCTGCTGACATAAAAGCAAAAAGGACATCTTCGATTCCCTCAAAATAATAAACATCACTTTTTCCCAAATTAATTACCTCCCCAAAGATTCATGACTTTTGTTGTCATGAGTTCTTCGATTTTATTTTTATTTTTTTCGTATGTACCACTTGCAAAGTGCTTTGCTCGACGATTAACTGTGCCGTTTTCTTCAAAACGCCAATAAAAAGCCGTATCCTCAAATGAAACTCTTACCTTGTCGTTTTCAACGACTACTTTTATCTGGTCACGCATATGCTTTTTTTTAAGCAGGCTTTTGGGAATTACTGGCAACATTTGCTCCACATAAAAATTAGCCGCCTCTTCTAATGATTCCAACGAAACTTTTGCAGGATCTACACGACTTAATTCCCCAAGATAATCCGACATATCCGCAAACCCATTGTTATTGTTAGGCATCTTCAACCGTCCTAACTTGTATAAAAAAATTCGTGATTGTATCATCGTTTTCGTCACCTGCAATAGACATCACGCCACTAGTCGTAACGTTGTTAGCATCTAAGATTTTCATGATTTCTCGAAAATCTTTTTCGGTGCCTTTTGTAAACAAAGAAATTTGATAAAGCGGTAAATACTTAAATGCACGACCACTTGCCACTTTTTTATCCTCAGAAATAAATGAGTAAATAATATACGGATACAGTTGCTTTTTAGGCGCTTTATCTCGGTACACAGGCAAACCAGTCTCTTTTAACGCTTCTTTGAGTTTTTCCAAATTAATCGACATAAGCCAGGCTCAACTCCATTTCGCGCTTGTCAGTATCTGTGTAAATACGTGTAATGTTGTAATTTACATCATCAATTTTCACTGCACTTAATTTTTCAGTAATGGATTTATCCCAACGTATCTTAATACGACGTACCACATCCGTTTTAGCCTGCATCGACAAGTATTTTTCTTGTGCGGTTACACCGATATCTTCATAAAACAAGGCTCTTTTGTGCTTGTAAATAACTGTTGGGCGGTCGTTTAAATCTAGTCCTTCTTCAAGGTCTAACAGTTCAGCTTTCCAACGTAAATTATTCGTTTGTTTCTTCGGCATTTTGAATCACCCCTTGCACAATAAACGGCGTAATAGCATTCAACGCTGCTTCTAATTCGCCTTCAGCAACCCGATACTCGTAGGCAATCCCAGCCACCATAAGAATCAAATACTCTTGTTGTCCGCCAGTAGCCGTCATGATGTAATTTTTTGCATACTCTAAATAAAAAGAGAGCATGGAATCATCCATACCCTCTTCAAAATGAATGTGCGCCTTGAACTTTTCAAGTAAATCCATATCAATCACCTACACCGTTGCGATTTCATAACGATAAACTGCTGGTTCAAATGGCGAGTAAATCAATTGTCCGTCTAACAAGTTATAGATTTGGAAACCAATTTGATTCTTTCCAGAGAATTTTTCAACCAATTTTTGAATTTCCAAAGATCCAATAACTTCTTGAATTTTGAATGCAGAAAAATCCCCGAAGTAAATGACTGGAGTATCAGATGAACCCTTCTTGTCCGCTGCGTCTGTCCAGTCAACTGGATAGCCAACCAACGTGTGACCAATACCACCTTCTGCTTGAGTAAATGGACGTAGTAACGGAAATCCATCCGACGTCTTCATTTTTTCAACGGCAGTTAATGCAGCGCGATTGATGATAAAACGTCCTTTTTTCATTACTTCTGTCACAGGTGTATTTTTCATTTCGATTAAGGCGTCGTATAGTTTTTGACCAGCATCTGCAGCAGTCAAGTCCACAGCTACTTCAGGTGTAAATGCCACTGCTTTTTTAGCTAAGGCACCAGCATTTTCGTTCCCTGCGTCATCACCATTAAACATGTAATTGATTTCTTTGCGAACGTAAGCTTTCTTCAATTCTTCCACGACAATATTTTCGATTGGCACACCAGACATGTTTAATAATTTTTTGGTAACGGTTGCCAACGCATCAAATTCAGCTGGATCAAGAGTGATTTCGTCAAATTCAATAGTCGTTTCTGGGATATCTGTTGTACGTTCATTCTTGTTGACGTTAGCATCAGCTTTTTTCACCAAGAAAGGATATTTCACATCTCCTGCTGTGCGGACAACTTGACCATATTTACGTAGTAAGTTTTCTTCTTGCGCGTATGTAATCACTTCGGATGCGATTACTTCTGGTACGGTTACAGAGCCATTACCAGTGACAACGCCTAATGCACGTGCTTCGTGTTCTGAAATTTTCCCTACAACGAAGTCAGCAAATGCTTTGCGTTGTTGTAGTTCTTTTTGTTTTTTGCTCAAAGCATTACGTCCTTCCATTCCTTTTTTAATGTTACCCAACAAGCCGTCACGTTGCTGTTGTGTAATCATACCAGCACGATTCTCACCTTCGCCAGGTTCTGGGTCTGCTGCTGGTTCTGGATTAACATCGCCTTCTCCTTCTGCAGAACGACCTTCTGCGCCATCTGGATCTGCAGCAGGTTCTGGATCTCCACCGTCACCTTCGCCAGACAATTCGTCTTTGATACCTTTTAGTTCATCAATCAAAGTATCAATTTCGGTTTGGACTGATGCAAGATCAGCTTCACGAACTTGACCAGATTCAATTTGGCCACGTAATTCAGTTAAGCGTTGCTCATGACGAGCCTGTAATTGTTGCAATAATTTTTTATTCAAAGTATTTCCTCCTATGCGCCAATTGCGCTATTAATTTTTTGAATCATTTTCTTTCGTGTTGCAATGTCTTGCTGTACTTCCTGTTTACTTCTGGCAAGACTTGCTTCTGTATCTTGATATGCAGGTAGTGCTACAATTGACACCTCAAATAATTCTACCTCATTCACCGTACGAAGCACTGGATCCGTGTTGTAATCCCATGTTTCCTCTGTGGGAATAAAGCCAAAGCTGCATTGATTAATATCACCACGTTGCATCGACTCAATAAGGTCGTTGGCGTAGGTAGTGTTAGGCAACTCCACCTCAAATTTCAATCCGTGGTCATCTTCCTCCAAACGCAACGTTGAACTTTTATTTCGTCCTAACACCTTACCCCAATCGTGATTGAACAAACAACGTACATCTGATGTAGATAAAGCTCTGGCAAAAGCACCTGGAGAAATTTTTTCTTCAAGACCTTCGAACAAAAGTGTTGGACTATTAAAAACAGATGCGTAGCCTGTGACAATTCGACTTTGATTTTCGGTATCATCTCTTGTTGTTAAGTTGGTGATATCAAATGTCCGAATTTCCTTCTTTTTCATTTTTATCACCCCCTTTCAAATCATCTCCGCTTGGCAAAGAATTATCTGTTGCATTTTTTTCGCCAATTTTTGATAAGTCATTTGATATATAGATGGCTTGGGTTTCTGGCGTATTTTGCTTAGGAAATCCAAGCATTTCCGCAACGTTATCTGGGCTTGTAATACCAGTACGAACAATGTTGTAACCAATATTTGTTTTGGTTGAATAAGGAACAAAGTCCAAAATATTGATTTTCCACTCTACCCGATAACCAGAATTAGGTACAAAAAAAAGAGCGGTATAATGATCGCTCTTGTTTTTAAGTATTGGTTTTATTGCTTTGTTGTGCAGATACATCATTGCTTTTTCAATATCCGATTTCATCAATGCCTGATATGTATCAACGTTAATTCCTAAAAATTTACCCAAATCTTTTTTATACACGCCCAAATAATTCAAAATGGCTGCATCATCAACTGGACTTTTTAATGTTTCGATTGAATAACCTTTGCCGAGTGGAATCATCTTAACGGTGTGGTTGCTGTCGTCTTGAGTTGTTTCTAGCTGGTCAAGAATTGCTTTAACAAGTTTCGTCTGCGCGCTGTTATTCGGATTAATGTGTGCATCCAGTTTTAACATAAACGCAAGCAATCCACCTTTTGAGTATTTATCTGTCAATACCTTTTCAGCGCTTAGAACGCCTTCTAGCGTGTTTCTTGCTAAGTCGATAATTCCGGCGCCTTTTAATGAATCAGTACCAATGTTTTTAATGTGTCGAATCATTTGACCAGGTATATCTTGGCCATTCATACTAAACTCTTCTTGCAGTCGTTCATTTATTTTAGTTGTGACTCCATAAGCTAAGTGCAGCTGGTCACGATCCGTCAAAGGAAATGTTTCTCCATTAATCAACAATGTGTTTGTTTCCAATTTCGAAAACTCAAATCCGGTTAAATAATCATTTGGGTTGTTTAGGATATTCAGTAAGAAATGATTTTTAACCTCTTGCCCATCTGGACCAATAACAACTGGTGTGGCCAACGCTACTTGGTTTGAAATATCTTGTACCAGCTCATACACATCAGATGATTCCATGATGGAATTGTCGGTAACATACCTTTGCCCATATCTCGTTGTTTTTCCAAAGATGTCCTCAAGATACCCTCGCTTTTCCATAAATGAAAAAACTGCATTTGAAACTCTATCTCTCAATTTCAATAAGTCTCACCACCTTTCGAATGATTATCTATAAATACTTTCCAGATACTCTTCCATTTGACCATCATCAACATCCGTCATTTGACCCATCGTTTCTTTATGAGCACATAAAAACGCCACAAAACCATCAATCTTCTTTTTTGACTGACGTTTACTTGGCGCTTTTTGTCCACTCATATTTGTTACTGCTACGACGTTGAGTGTGCAGTAAAGCATAAGTGGATTATCAAATAATATTCTTTGCTCATAAAACAATCGTTCCACGTCATCAAATGGACCATTCAAATATTTCGGGTACTGCGGCACTTCCACACATTCTAATCCCAAGTTTTCCATTTTTTCAACAAGCTTATCACTCATTGCTGGGTCGTAATTGACTTGTTGAATATCGTATAGATCCATGCAATCTTCAATAAATTGTAGAATTTGTTCCTGGTCAATCATTTTCCCGTCGCAAAATTCCACAAAGCCTTGTTCTTCTAATTCACGATATGGCACATTGTCTTCTTTTTCTCTAAAATCAAGATTTTCACTTGGAATGAAATACAACTGCTTTACTTTTAAAATAGATTTTCCATTTTCATCCCATGTCGGAAAGTTAAGAGAGACACACGTTAAATCTCGTGTACGCGATAAGTCCAAACCAATGTAACACGGTTCGTCTTGTAGATTTCCCAATTCTTTGGTTGATACCAAGCAAGGTTCTACTTGATCTTGTTCGAAGAAGTTATCTGCTCCATTTACAAACACATCTAAATGCTTCGTTAAAAATTCGGCTTTCGAATGAGCGGAACGTTGGGCGGTTTTAAACGCTGACTTAAGCGCTGATAAATCTACGGATATGCCCCAATTCGGATTGCACATTTCCCAAACTTTAGGGTCTGTCCAATCATAATTTTTGTTTGGTTCGTAAATCAAAACAAAGTTTGAATCATTGTCATCCTTCTTCAATACTTCTTTGGCTTCGCGATAAACACGCATGCCGACAGAAGACGATCCTTTACCAGCTGTTGAAATATTGAACATTAAAGGCTGTGGCAACGAAATCTGTGCAGACTTAAAATTGTCATACTGTTCCATTTTTTCTTGTTTGTGCAATTCATCGTTACAAACAAAATACGGATTAGAACCTTCGATGTTTTCGATATTTTTAGTTTGAACAATGAATTTATTTTTTAAAGCTAAGTCACCCTCAAGGTACTCGTATGTGATACTGGATACTGTACCTTTTGGACCTTTAAATATTTTTGTTCCATCTAGCAAAACAGCGTTGTTTAAAATGGCATCTGCAAAAGGTTGAGCAGCGTATTGTGCTTGAGCAAAGTCAGAAGCACATGCATAACAGTTAACTGACAAAGCACCTTCCCCATACATCGCATAACCTAAAGATCCCACCGCGATTAATGTTTTCCCGTTCTTCTTTGGTATTTGTACATAAGCTTCACGAGTGACACGAACAACATTTCCTTTTTCGTTTTTCTTCATCCACCCGTAAATCCATGAATAAATAAATTTTTCCCAAGGTTCTAAAATAAATGGCTTACCAACCAATTCTCCTTTTGTATGAACAATAAACGATTCAACCCAATCCATCATTTCATTCGCACGATCAACATCAAACCAAACGTCTTTACGTTTCTTCCATCGATACCAGCGATCAATTGCCAATCGGACTGTTTTAGGATATTTCGTTGGATTCTTTCGAACTGTTTTTGCAAATAGATCAGCGTAGTTTACGCCAGGTTCAATCATTTTTCCCCACCTGCTTTGCGCCATTTACTTCTGTGCTTGGCAAGTTCGTCTATTGGCCCTGCATTTGGTCTTTTTATTTCTTCATCTTGTCTTGCAGTAGATCCACCAGTAGCCTTTTTACCAACTGTAGCTTTATTGGTCAGTCCTAAATAATCAAGAGCCTTCATTTTTTTATCTGACCAAAATTCAACTTGTTGGGCCAATGGATGTTTTGTTGGGTTAGTTGCTCCCGATTTATTGGTGTATTTTTGAGTTTCAGGAAATCCTTTTTCTTTCCATGCCAAGAACTTATATTGGTAAATTTCAAAAATATCCAAATACGATTCAATCAAGGGGTCTAAAGTAATCATATAAATATCAGACTCCCGCATAATCAATAAAATTCGTGCTTTTTCCGCACTTACTTTTTCATCAACAATCGCTTTACGTTGCGCCTTCGTCGTCATTTTTATACGTACCCCCCTTTTATTTCTTGAAATTTTAAAAAAAAAACGATGCGCGTAACTCCCTCTGACCTATCTCCCGTGAAAGAAAAAATTTTCAAATCGATAGGGGGGGGTTAATCAAAAATAAGACGGGAAAACTTTTTTCTCGTCTGTTTCATTTTCTTCAATCATATGACATTGAGGACACAATAATCGGATGTTGTTTGGATCAAGCTTTAGCATGTCGTTCTTCTTGATGGGTACCACGTGATGCCTGTGTGCCTGCTTCCCAAACACAAAGCGACCGCATCTTTGACAATGCCCACCTTCTCTTTCATAAACAAAATCAGAAACGTCACGCCACGCTTGTGTCCGATAGAATGGTTTGTTCTCATGATGGTATGCACTCTTCTTGGCTTTGGCCTTACGCCTTGGTGCATGTTCTTTGCAGTAAGTACCATGTTCTATCTTTACCTGGCACCCATCGTAACCGCAGTATTTCATTTATCTGATTCTTTGATGATTTCTAGGATGTCACCTTTCGCACGAATAGCAGCAGGAATTTCAATGCCATTCTTTTTTGCATATGCACGTAAATCTTTCGTATTCATGCTATCCAGTTCCGATGGTTGTTCTTCTTCTGGAATCTCGACAACATCATTAGCATCAATGCTATTCACTTCAATTGCTTCATCTCCTTTGACGACCGTTTCAACAACTATCTTGTCTCCTTCAGGCGTCAACATTGACTTAGGATTATCCGTCACTTCAAAATCTGGTTCACTACCTTTAGGTACAAACAAAGACCGCTTGGCTTCTGTATCCCAGTATTCCGTTCCTGCAATTGTTTTTCTGATAGGTACTTTCATTCGTGATTCCTCCTTAAAATTATGTACTAAAAAAGACGATGCAATGCACCGCCTTCGAAATCCATTGTCATGCACTCGAAACATGATGTACAAGCCTAGAACTTGTTTCAATGGTTTATATTGCCACTTTGAAAGAAAGACTAAGTAGGTCGACAAAAAGAAAGGAGGTTTTTGTTAGTGACAATATTTTACATTACTAATGTATCACGTAATTATCAATATGTCGGTAACATCTTGGTAACTTACGTAACGTACTAAATGAACTAAATGAACTAATGTACTCCGACATTGTCAATCAATCTTTCGTTAATCTCTTCCAATAGTGATACAACCTCCATATAGCGTGCTCTTACGTCTTTAATTGTATTCAGTTCTACTTCATCGTTGAAAATCAAATCGTGCTCTATAGCTCTCAAAACTAATTCTGGTTTAGACAGATTGTAGTAACCAACTAGATTTAAATTTTCATTACCTTTTTTATCAAGTGAAATTTCTCCTGTTTCATTTCGTCTAACCTTGGATAAAACAAATTGCTTGTCATCATTTGTAATCCGATAATCTTTGAATTTTATGTTTAGCACGTTATCATTCTTCCTCCTGTTCCACCCAACTAGCAAATACTTGCAGGACTTGGGCTTGCTGTTGTAAATCTAATGCTCCGCACGCTGATTTAACTTGTGATGATACTCCGCCACTTAAAAATCCTCTGTGTAATCTAGCCGTCGTTAGAAACAAATTATCCATCTTATTTTCTTTCAACCAGTCCAACACAATCTTCTGATTTTCGTTGAGTTGTGGTTGGTCGATTTTGGAAAACTCCTTGTTGACTATATTTAAAGCATCGTACAAATAAACTACTCGTTCCTCACTTTTTATTGTTTGAGGTGCACGTCCGTTTAAAATTAATAGGTCTAATATTTCTTGTTTAACTTCACTCACATTCATTCCTCGCTTTCTGCTTCCATCCATAATACCGTCATTACCGCATAGTTAGCCAAATCCATTAAAGTATCACGCATAGATTCATCTACACGTGACTCTTGCTGGCTCAATTGCTTGGCTCTGTTTAGCTTATCCGTCATACGTACCAATGATGCGACTAGCCCGAACTCGTCAAGCGATTTATCAAAACTGTTTCCATAATCAGCGTTTTTGGCTTCGTAGGTTTGAGCCATTTCTTGTGTTAAAGTGGTAAATTCTAGCACGTTGGTTGGCTTTGTTTCGTCTGTCTTGCAATGTTTGAAATAATCTTCCACAACTTCGATACATGCATCCACACCATCATCATCATAACCTCTTTCCCACGTGCCTTCTTTCGTTCCACACCCGCCAATATCCATCAATCTTTGCACTAGTTCTTCTTTCATTCTTCTTCCTCCAAATTAAACTCGTCATAAAACTCGTCATAATAAACGCACAATACCTTTGCTAATTTCTCAAGTATCGCTGCACCGGGAACTGAATGCTTTGCATTTTTAACTGTTTTCAGATAGCCAAACCGCAAGCCAGCAGCTTTTTCAATTGCCGACCTGCTTAGACCGCTATCTTTTTCTAATCGTTCAAAATTGCTCCAAAATACTTCATAGACTGATTTATTGTTCATAAAGCTAATCCTCCTTTTTACTAAAACGGATGATCCTCATTAATTCAGCGTGTTTATTTTTAATGTACTGGTAGTTGTAACCTAAATCTGCAGCAATCGATTCTAAAGTTTGGTTATCCACATATTTCTTTTTTAATATTTTGTGATTTAGACCTTCGAATTTATCAATCAAAGCAATAATTTCATTTCGCTCTTGCTCTAATTGTTTCATACGTTCGTTCAATTTCTCGATCACTTCTTTCGCTTCTTTTTGCTTTGTCAAAGCCACTAGAAAAGTTTGATGTCTTGCCAGGTCGCCATCATTACCATCAACAAAATTGGACCATCGTATCAATTCTCTCTTTTTGGCTTTTAAATTTAATTTTGTTTCCAAAAGTTCTTGATCAATGTCAATTATTGCCTTTACCCAGTCGTAAATGATAGATCACCTTCTTTTCGTTATTTTGGTTAAAAAAGTGTGACAGTGGCACACTTCTGGCACACTTTTAAAACGAAAGTGTGCCACACTTTAACCTTACTCTCGCAAGGGTTTGAAGCAAAATGGCATAGGTGTCACACTTTTTTTGCCAATATACTATATATATTATTTATTAATATATTCTTTCTTTTTTTTATAAATAAAAGAAAAAAGTATGACAAGTATGACACTTAATGTATAAAGCCTAGAGTCGCAAGGGTTTGAAGGTGGCACACTTTTCAAAAAAAAGTATGCCACAAGTGTGCCACTTCGATAAAAGTGTGCCACTTATTCTTCTTCAATCCTTTTATAATAAAAATATCTTTTTCCCATCATTTGTCTTTTTTCTTTCTCGTAGCCTAAACTTTTTAACCGTTGGGTAAATTTTGTTTGCGAATAAGGTTTCGAACCTAATTCATCGCAAAATTTTAAATACTCATCGTAAATACTTTTTGTTGTTAGATTTTCATCAATGCCCTCTTGTCCAATAAATCCCAAAATGGAATCACTTTCGATAAAGTATTCTTCTGTTGTTTTCGCGACGGTTTCAGAGGCGGAAAGCTGACCACCATTGTTTATAATTCGTTCCATCGCTGCTAAAGCAATATTTAAAAGATAAGATTTTGCGTTTTCAGACGATAATTTTTCGTCAATTTTTGGATCAGATTTTTTTACTTTGTTTTTGCAAGGGATAATGACGACGCGACGAGCAATTCCACCTGACTTATCTTTGAATGTCGGCATGTCGTTTGCAGTAAAGATTAAGGTTGCTTTGTTTTTTAACTTATACGGCTTTGAGTAAATTGGTCGTACCATGATCGTGTTGCCAGAAGCTAAAGTTTTGAAATTCATTGATTTTTCCATGTAATCCGCATCTATGTCATCACCTACGTTGACCAGTTTCCCTTCCAACTCCATAACAGACGTTTGATCGTTGAATTGTTCGAGGGCTAAATTCAAACCTAAGTCACCGATAAATGCGTTGAGCATTTCCAAAAACGTGCTCTTTCCATTTGCTCCTGTATTTCCCACTAGGAAAAAAACTTTGTGAGGGAATCCTGATGTCATAAGTATGTGCCCAAGTAAATCTTCGACAACCATTCGCAAATCAGATTCGTTAGATACCAAGAAATTAAGAAAATCATCAACTGTTTTGTCATAAGCATCCGGATCATAATCCACATCTAAAAAATAAGGCGTGAACTCCTTTGTGGCCATTGGGATGATGTCCGCACCATCCAGCATGAAATTATTTCTGAATTGGATAGGAAAGTCAGCTGCTTCAATCAGTTCACCCTTTACTGGAAATAAATCCAACAATTGTTTCCATTTGGTAGGCAGTAGTTTAATGCGATTATCAACCAATCTCAAAAGCTTATTTTTATCATTAATCCAGTAATTATTTTGTTTGTGGAAAATGGACCCGTTAAAAAACTTTATTTGTAGCTCTTCGGCGAGTGCCTCACTAGTCACAATCATGTCTTTTGGATCAAGATATAATTTTTCTCTTATTTCCTTCTCACTAACAGAATTGACCAATCCTAAAATGTCTGGTTCAGGTAACGGTTCTGCATACACATGCTCATTGATAAAATGAGCAATTTTTGTCAGTGTGTCATAATCCAATTCGTACATTTCTCTAACAGTCAAAAGGTGAGAATACAAAGAGCTGTTTCTTGAACCCTCTTTCATGCCTGCTAGGATGTTTTTTAAACGAATAGGCAGCAATTCGATAGGCAGTGTTGGCAAGTCGTCGAACATATCTAGAGAACCGTGCATTTTTCTCAATTGACCGTTTTGCTTTATGGTAGCTGTCGTTTTATTTCCTGTTTTATAATCAACGGTAGCTCCTATTACTGTGACTTTTTTTACCCAGTTTTTAAGCAATACTTTGTGCCCGTTTATCTGAGAGGGCCTTTTAAAATATAGGTGTATTCCCCTTGTTGTTTCAAAGGCCAATGTTGGGTATTTATCAAGCATCAGATATCCTATTTCAGGATATTCATCAAAATCGACGACCACGGTTTCTGGGTTCAAAAGAATTGCTGCATCGTTTAATTTAGTGAGATTTGTGTAAAAATCATCTAAACTTTTTTGATCAGGTTTTTTTTGACCTGGTTCAAGTTTTACGTAATTCACCACAAGTTTTTCTCACCGCCTTTTAAAATATATTTTTTTCTATTTGATCAATGTACCACTCAGCATTTATTTCTTTTTTTTGCGCTTGTTTAATAGACATAAAATTATCTGGTGAACCAGGTAGTTTAGAATGTAAATCGTCTTTTACTTGGAACAACCCACCAAATTTGTGATTGATTGTTGCAATTCCGCAGACCGTATTATTTTTTTTAACGTATCTTGTACCAATTTTTTGTTCTACTTTTTCAAACCCCGTTTGTAATTTTCCTACGTAATAAAAATCTTCAATTGGTCCATTTTTGTATTGTTGCACAACAAAATCTTGTGGCTTCGTACCGTTCAAGATAAATTCTTGTACTCCTTTTTTTACAACAGGAATGTTGTTAGACAAGTAAGTTGACTTTGCAAAAATACCTTTACTGGTGACAGTACCATCATCTTTTTTTAACAAATAGTTGTTTACATCTTTTTGCCACACGTTCGTTATTTTTGTGATACTAACAGTTAACCTCAATTTTTCACACCACATGTCGACAATTTCCCGAATGTCATTTTCAAGTATTGGATTAATTTTTATCAAAATTCCGTCGGTATTTGTTTGTATCAATTCCTCATAAAAAGTTTCTAGCAGCAAAATCAAATGTGTGATAATTAATTGGCCACTAATCGTTACAGAGTAGTATCTTGATGGATCATACATAGATGAGTAAGGATTGTTCATCGACCCGTTTACTGCATTGATTAATGTTTTGTACGTTAGCTTTTCTGTTTCTACTTTTTTTTGATACATTCTTACAAATTTTTGTGGCTGCTTTACAGCTTTTGTTAAAAAATTGTTATTTAAAATAATTGATGGGAAAAATTGTTTCACGTCAATTAGCAAGTAAGTGCCTGAACCTTTGTATCTTTCTTTGGCAGCATGTAATCCACCTACGCCATAAACATGTGTTAAACCAGCTAATGTCATTCGAAACTTTTCTGCTTTTAAATTTTCTTCCAAAGAATTCATGTATTCTTTTTTGATATTTTTATAAAAAGAAACCAGTTTTTCTGGCAATTCGTTTAAAGGAACATTTTTGTCAAAATCAAAGATAAGCACATTTGGTCGCTTTGGAATTTTTTTTGCTTCTAAAATTTCGGATGCTAAATTTGCCCTAGTCTTCATGACGGATCGTGCTGGCAATTTGAATTCTTTAACGATTTCAAATTTCGTTTCTAGATATTCTTCACGTTCTTCAAAAATTTTTTCACATATCGCAATTCTTTTTAAACAATATTCTTCAATCGTTTTCGCATAAATATCCATTCGCAAATAATACCCAATTTCTTCAATCGGTAAATTTCTAAGCTCCTGTCTCAAATCGATTGAAAGATATTTTTGCAAGAACGAATTTTTACCATCGGATAAAATGTTTGCTAAAAACTTGTCACTCTCTTGATAATTACCATAACTGACCAGATAGTGAACAGATGAGAGAGCTTTTTCAAGACTCTCTTTGTCTGTCGCTTGTTGAATATTATTTCCTGTTTTAAAAACAGCTAGCCAACTATCGTCTTTTTGGTATAACCAATAAAATGTGAACATTGGCCATCACTCCTTATTAAAACGGTAAATCTTCATCAGAAATATCAATACTAGTGTCTGCCGAAGGCGCTCCTTCTACATCGTCGTAAGGAATAAAATCATAGTTTTTATATGGTTTTGATGGATCTTTTTTGTTCAGTGACGATGTGATGGAAAGAATAAATTGACTACCCAATCCATCTTGGAATGCATCAGCCAATGTAGTTTCGTCTTCCCAGTCATCATCAGACAATTGCAAACCAATCACGCTTGCTAATTTTCCGACCAATTTAATATTTTTTTGTAAGACAAAAGACGGTACTGTTGATTCATCAAAACTTAGGCGGATACTTTCTTTACGTCCTGCAGCTTCTCCTACTGTTACTTCAGCCACAAAAGATAAAGCTTCCCATCCACTTTTGTATACTTTGTATTCAGCACTGTCTAATTGCACGTCGTATTCACCGTTTGGTAGATTTTCAAAACCACCTGCGTTTGGGTTGTCTGTTTTTGGATCAAATCCTGCCAATACTTCATTTGCTAAATCTTTTAATCCCATGTTATTTTCCTCTTTTCAATATATTTTTTTTATTGTTGTTCTTACTGTTCTTACTGTTACTACTGTTACTACTATTCTTACTGTTAAATTTTTGGTTTGATTCGTTTTTGAGCAGTAGGCCCTTGAACGTCTGGTATCGTATGTGTCTCTCTATTAATCGGAGCTGTCTTAGTTGTTTTTTTGTTAGAAACTTCTTGCGGAGTAACTTCTTTATCTGGTTCATCAGTTGGTGTATCAGCAACTTGTTCACCTTCTACTTTCAAAAGGTCCTCTTGTTCCTCTATTTTTTTTACAATTTCATCTTGGACCTTTTTGCTAGTCTTAGGAGATCTGCCAAAAACTCCGGTAATGGTGTCCAAAATAGCTAAGATGTTTTTGTCATCTACTTGTTCACGCATGTAATCTTTTCGACGGGCTTTTGCTACTCGAATGTAATTTTTGCCAACTTTTTTACATTGAATAGATAAATCACAATTACCATTGACAATATTTTGGTGTTTTTCTTTTAATGACGGTATATCAATTTCTGTTTGGCCTTCCATTTTCGTAGCATTACGCGAAATATATATGACGTTCATCGGTAAAGATTTAAGTTCAATGATTAATTGTTGGAAAATATTCGTAAACGCTGCATATCCTTTTCCATATCCGATGTCGCCTAATGTTTCGACCCCTTCTTTGTCACAGATGTATTGCTCAATCATGACAACGATATCGTCGATAACATCCAGCACCACTGTTTCGTAAGTATGTTTTTCTGTTTGCAGTGCGGTAATTAACTTATCAAGTTGATCAATAACTGATCGTTTGATTTTTCCATTTGAGTCCTTAATGTTTCTTAATTGGACCGATGGAACAGTGTTTGCTTCTGCGTTACCATCTGTATTAAAAATCAATGGATTAGGAAACTTTGATGCAAGAAACGATTTTCCTCCCATTGTCGGTCCCCAGATAAAATAATTACGTGGTGTGTCTTTTGGAACCTGTGGTTTGTTCGGTGGTAAAATACTCATGCTAGAAATCCTCCTTCAACTATTTCTTTGCTTTTAGCAAATTCTTCCGTCACTTGACCCTCGTAATAGTCGCCAAAATCCTTATGATTTTTTGAAACAATATTCTGTTTGATTACTGATCCTTCAGATTCTTCAATCATTTTTGTTATTTCTTGTTCCGCCTCTTCGCGCGTTGTTGCATAAAATTTTGTTGTTGCCTGCAATGGTCTAATCATTTTTACACTTCCTTTTCTTTAATTCTGATAGATCCTTTTACAGTCGATTCTTTTAAGTACTGATCATAAATGTCTGGCTGTTCTTTTTTTAATTTGGTGCTATCAACAGATTTGCGAACTGTTGGTAATACACGAGTAATGACAATGTCGCCTGTATCAATTTTCTTGATGTCATTTTCTTCCATCTTCTGATACAACTGCTCACGAAAATCTTTCTGCTGCTCTTTTAGCACTTTGACTTTCTTTTCAAATTCCATCATTTGTAACTCAAACTTTTCAACACGAGCAACTAATTTATCAACATCATTTCCAATTGAATAATATTCAGTCTCTGTCATGTCTGGTTTTTCCTTTAGATATTCAACACGAATCCAAAACGTTTCTATCGCGTCAAGAATTTTTTCAATATAGCCTTGATCACGTTCGATTTCTTTAATTTTTAAAAGAGAGGAATCAAATTCAATGTCAAAATTTTCTGGTCGGTGATACATTGCTAACCATCCGTAATTGCATCCTGTTTGGTGGAAATACAATTGCATTTGTGCTTCGTAAACTTTTTCTGTTGCATTTGCTCCATGCGTTTTAATTTCTAGTAAAATTTGATTTTCCAAATCAATTCCATCAACGTTCGAACGAATCATGTCGTCATTATCAATAAATGTATCGACAACAAAATTTAAGCTATTCATGGTATTGATATAGTCTCTAATTTGAGGTTCTAATTGATTCCCAAATTTAACATAAGGATTACTGATAAATTCTGGTTTAACAATGCCGGCTTTTTCTCTTGCCAATTCGTATTGTGTTTTGTATTTTGATAATCCTAAAATTACCGGCACATCTGATCCACCAACATACTGTTTTCTTTTTTCGGTTACGTTCTTGTCTGTTTTTTCTAATCCAAACATTTAGTTTCCTCCTGTATCTTCGTCGTCATATACAACTCTTCTGAAAAATCTTGTTTGTTTTCTAACGCTTTGTAGACAGCTTGTTCAATCGTGTTTTGAGTAATAAAGCGATAAACCGTTACTTTCTTTTCTTGACCGTTCCTATAAGCCCTACCAAGCGCTTGACTGTAGTCCTGGAAACTATATGTCGGTGTGTAAAAAATAACTGTGTTAGCATATTGCAACTCAATTCCTGCACTACCAGCCATGTATTGGACGAAGGTCACGCTATTCTTTAAATTTTTCCAAGTTTCTTTATCTGGTAAGTGAGAAGCTTTTCCACTAACTTCAAAAAACTGTTTGTTTTTTACTTTTTCTTTCAGAGCTTCGACTTCTTTTTGATAGTAATAAAAGATGATAATGTTGTTTTCAGTGCTTTCGCAAAGCATTTGAGCATAGTCGAGTTTGTCTTTTTGGTTAGCATAGTATCGTAATCCATGGGCCAGTTTCGATGGCGTGTCATAATCAACATCATCCAGAACTCTATCTTTTGATACTATTTGGTATTCTTTGCTTTTGCTAAATTTCACATCCTCAAAAATTAAAGGCGGTAGATCTAACGCATCATCTTTTGAAATGGATACTGTAAATGAATCATATTTATCATGCAATTGGTCCTCGTTTATCCATCCTTCTATTTTTGGAATCCGTCGTGTACCCAGGTACATTGTTCCCCATTTCGCATGACGGTCATTCATCTCTTTTTTTGATTTAAAATAGCCAAACATGATGAAATAGTTGTACGTATCTTCCCAACCATTGCTGGCAGGTGTAGCTGTCAATAAAACAAAATGGCTTGATTGCCTTGCTAATTTTGCTGCAGCTTTACCACGTTGACTAGTTGAATTTTTTATATAATGTGCTTCGTCAAAAATGACAAACCAGCCCTTATACAATTTGTACTGATCAGCCAACTTACCATAGCTCATTTCTGAAAATTGAATTTCTATTTTGTAAAAATTACATACCGCTTGAATGTCTCGACGCCAGCCTTGCTCTTTTATTTTTTGAGGTGGAGCAACAATTAAAATTGGTTCGCCAGTCGCATATTTTAAGTAATGGTGTATGGACATAATCGTCTTTCCTGTACCTGTATCTGCTGCATACATAAAGCTAGGATCAGCATAATCAACTAATTTTTTTTGAAAATCATATAACATTTCTTTTTTGGAGCATTGAGGATACATCTTCCACATTTCTTGCAATGACACTCACACCTCCTGCATTTTCTATCTGTTGTAATTTACTTTTTTGTAAGGCACTGACAACGCCACCTTTTGGACGCTTTACTTCAATACCTATAAAACAACCATTGACACATGCTAAAATGTCAGGGGTACCGGATGGCTGATACATGGATCCGTGAACTTTCAAATAATAAGCGCCTAAAGAGTCCAAGTATTTTTTTATCTGATTTTCGATTTTCTTTTCTGGACCAGCCATGTTACACTCTCCTTAGATGATTATTTTTATTCCTTAACGGTTGCCGCCGTTGAGGTTTTTTTGTATGCTTTTGCAACATTTTCCGCTTTCCCTTCAATCCTCATCTTCCATGAACTTAATAATGATTAGTCCACTTTCGCCTGCACGTTTACGACCGATTGGAGAAGCCTTCCATTTAACCGACTCGATCTTAATTTGCAGATAGGACGCTACTTCTTCCACTGTATCGACAATTAGTGGTGTTTCCCCTTGATAAGCTGCGTAAATCATTCTTACTCACCGCCTTTTCGAATTTCCTTTGCAACATCATAAAATTTGCGTTGCGCTGATTTCAGTAGAGACTTATTTTTAGTTAAGGTATTGTCTTTCTTCCAAAAATCGAAAACTCTGTCTCCCTTATCTAAATAATCAGCTAATACTAACCATTCATGTTTTGTTAGATCATTTTTCATCTACTCACTACCTTCCACTTCTCCATCAAACGCTGCTTCCAGTTGTTCACGTTGTTTTGATGTAATTCCGCTGCCCTCCAATTGAGTGACAATATCAAAAAATGCGTTGTCATAGCCTGCTTTATAACTGTTCAAGCTAGATTCCGACCAACCGTTTTCCTCTCTGTCTTTAAATTCTTTTTGAGCTCCCTTGGCTACTACCATTAATCGTTCAAACATTTCTCTTCCTCCTTTTTTCATACAGCCAATCATCCAAAAGCAACAGTTCCCAGATAGCCCATGCACCACCGAACGTCCAGAACCAAACCGTCTGGCCTGTCAAGCTAAGATGTAGCAGCATTACAGCAATTAAGATTCTTGTCATTTTATTCACCTACTCACTTCAATTTTTTGATAATTACTCCTTTTTAAAGATAAATCTTTCAAAAACTCATCGAATACTTCAGGTTTTATCCAAATTTCATTCTTTGTAGGAGCGATATAGCCACCTTCATACTTCGGATTTTTTTTAAATAATTTCATTCTTCTTTGATAAGTTGACTCAGAGTATTTATATTTTTTCTTGAAATCATTTTTATTTAGATGTCCCTCCATACGATCCCCCTCTTACTCTACAAGTCATACATAGCAATGATTGAATCAATAATTTTATTTGCTTCTGACGAAGTATTTTTACCGTTGATGATTAGTGAGAGTTGACTTTTGCTGATATTAAATCTATTGGCTAACATCGTATAAGTTAGAAAATTTGAATTTTCAACATAAGCCTTAATTTTCTCTCTGTCTTTTTGTGTAATTTCTGCGATATCTGCCATCTGCTTACTCCTTCCATTTTTTATAAACAAATTCAACAACAATTATCTAAATTAGATTGACTGTTTTAACACATAGTGTTAAAATTAGTCCATAGTTAAATAAGACATTCAAACAATTGATTTTAAAGCTTTCTTGGCGGTTGGCGTTTAATCATCAATAGTGTTTTTGTTGTCCGTTTAGTTGTTGAACTTGTTTACAAGAATTATATTAACACCATATGTTAAAATTATCAACTATTTTTTAACATTAATTGTTAAATATATTTTCTTGAATGAAAGGAATATTGATATGACAACGTTTGAGAGAATAAAAAATTTAGCAAAAAAGCAAGGAAAATCGTTAAATAAAGTAGAAGAAGAACTAGGCTATGGTAAGAATGTTCTTTACAGGCTTAAAACAACCAATCCTTCTACGGAAAGATTACAAGAAATTGCTGATTATTTCGGAGTATCAGTTGATTATCTCTTGGGTCGGGATGAAAAAAATTCTTTAGCTGAAAAACATGGTATGTTTGCATTTGACGGTGAACCCGTGACAGATGAAGAAGTGGAGTTTTTGAAGTCAGTTCTTGCTGCTAAACGTGCTTCTGAAAAAAAGTAAAGTGATGTGGTGTGTACATGAGTGGTATTAATCATCATTTATTAAAATTAGTAAATGATATGGGTTTAGATCTAGTCTTTGTTGACATGGATCGAAGCGGTATTTATTACGGTGGAGAAAAAACAATATTTTTGAGTACAAAATTACTTGACGAAAATTCCGATTTTGAGATATCTCACGAGTTAGGCCATTGCATTAAAAAGCACGAAGAATTATCAGCTTATTATTATGCGACGAATTCAGCTAGAAATAAATTAGAATTTGAAGCAAATAAAATTGCCATAGAAATACTTATATTCATCTGGTCTAATGAATATGATCTCGATAAGGAGCAGCTGAATGCCGTGAAATTTATGGAATATTATAAGATACCTTGGAATTTAGAAGGCTATGTGCGGGAATCTATACAGAATTATGGGTAAAAAAAACACGCTCTCAACTTTGGACGGTCAGAGCGTGTAAAGCAATAAACGCATAGGCTTATTTGCTATGCCTATTATAGCAAAAAATAGGAGGTTACACCATGTGGATTGAAGAAACAGCCAATGGTAAGTATAAATTTAGCGAACGCTATAAGGATCCTTACACTGATAAATTAAAAAAAGTGTCAATAGTCATGGAAAACAAAACCAGACAAACGCAAAAAGACGCTTTGTACATTCTTAATAACAAAATCCAAAATAAAACGAATAACAAAGAATTAATCTCTAAACGAATGACTTTTAAGGAACTTTTTGATGAATGGTATCCAATTTATATGATGCAGGTTGCAGAAGGAACTTACTTACCAACTAAAAATATTTTTACAAAGCTAATTGAAGACATAGGAAGCAATACTTTAATTTCCAAGGTAGATAGCAATCTGATTGTAGATACTCTTGAATCTTATATTTATTCGCAAAAACTATCGAACAAATATGTAAGTATTATCAAATCAAAACTTAATCTCATTTTCAGCTATGCTTTAAATAAAAAATATATCGATTCAAATCCTATCGAGAAAATCAAAATAAATTACAAACGAGAATTTGCTACTCAAAAAACCAAAGACAAGTATTTAGAAGATACAGAATACACGAGTCTGATTGAGTTCACAGAAAGCATAAATCATAAATATGCACTTTTATTTCAATGGATGTACCTCACAGGCTTGAGACCAGGTGAAGCACTAGCGTTATATAAAGATGATATTCATCTGACGCCAGAAAGAAACTACGTTATTGTAGAGGGAACCTTGCTTTATCGTGAAAGATCAATAAAAGAAGTGAAAAAATCGAACAGAACTAAGACTGCTGCAGGCATGAGAGAAGTTGATTTACCTCAAAAGGCAGTTGACATCTATAATGAATTAGTATTATTAAATCCCAACGGTATCTTTCTTTTCCAAACATCCAAGGGCACACCTTTCCAGTTAACTGCCATCAATTCTTTTTTGAGAGTTCACAAGGAAGAAATGGGTTTTGAAAAAGATAAGACACTTAGTAGTCATATTTTTAGGCATACTCACATATCGAAACTAGCCGAAATAGGAACTCCCATGTATGTGATTCAGGAACGAGTAGGCCATGAGGATAGTAAGATTACGCAACAAATTTACTTACATGTGACACAAAAAACCAGAGAAAAATTACAATCAAATTTAGATCTATTGTAA